GTGGTATCAAGTCCTTGTAACTCCTCCACGGTTTCATTGGTTTCGAGTTTACGTCTGGTAAACTTGGAGGCGGGTACACGATAGGCAAGTTCGGTTTTTGGACGATCCATTCCGTCCTGTATTGGTTTAAAAAAGAAGGGATAATTAACCGAAATTGGAACCACTTTGTCTGTGAACATTTTCTTTGCATCAGGACCGGACTTTGATAATATACCATACCTGGAGTCACTTGATATGGTTGCCAGGTTGACCACCTCTCCAGAGGCCATGAAAGAAAACCCGGAACGTCTGTTCTTAAGGTAGCACATCCCGTAGCATCGTTGATCTGCTTTACAAGCTTCCCAGAAAATAAAGAATAATCTATTTGCTTCTCGAAAGTCTGGTGCCCCGACGTCAATTTTAGACCACTGCAGGTACATATAATGAGTGCCAGTAATATAAGTAGCTTTATCTTTATTATAAAACCAAAAACCTTCTTCTCTACGAGTAAATTCTTGATCAATATAATCATACCATTTTTCTTTGAAATCTTCTGGATATTGTTTCCAATCAAAAACAGTTTTAATTTTTGATAAAGATTTAGGATATTCTGTTTTATCCCATTTATTATTTTCAAAACTGTGTACGTTTTTTTGTTTAGGTAAAGCTATCTTAAGGTTTTGTATTTCATATATCTCACCTATTTGACCGCTTTTACTTATTATAACAATATCGTGCTCTTTATTATAACCATATTCCCATTTTTTCTTTTTATTGTTTTTACTAACAATATGTGGCTTAATATGATCTTTTAATATTTTATATAAAGTTTGCGAATACATTACTTAGATCTTCCTTCTGCAAAACCTTTGAAGGTTTTTTCTTTTTTAACTTCTTCTTTTGGCTTATCTTCTAACATATTTTTTTCTTCTTCAATACGGTTAAGTATTTCAAAAGCATCAAATATAGCTAGTTTTTTTGTAGCTGCTGCATTTTTAAGTCTGTCTGCAGATATATCATCGTCACTATCAACAATAGGTTCTTTTGCAACTTTTATTAGTTCATCTACTGCTACTTGCCCAGCTTGGATTATATTCTTCTTCGTTTCCTTTATTTTCATATTTAATTACAATATCATTTGATTTCATACAATAAAGACGTTCTTCGTCTATAACAAACTCCCATTCACCGTATGGAGTATAACCTATTAAGTCTCCTGGATATATTTCTTTGCTTTCTAAGAAACTATTACCATATTTTAGTATACCTATTAAGTCTTGTTCTTTTTTGTTGCTTAGATTTGATTTGTTTTTTATAGGTTTTACAAAACATCTATCATTAAAAGTATTCCAAACATCATTTTGTTTATATAAATAAACTTGATCTGGTTGGCAAAAATATAAATTATCTTTGAACCAAGATCTACTTTTCTTTTGTTTACCTTTAGTATCATAAAAAACTCTAAAAACGTTTTGATGAACTATAACAATATCTCCCACATTTATTCCGGTATAATAGGCTAAAGGGCATGCTTTAACAACAGCATGTCTATTAACAAATTTAAAGCTTTCTATTTTAGAATTTACTATTAATTTTTTATCCTCTACCTGAACTTCATTGTTATATGTTTCACCTAGGGGTTCTACGATAAAATCATATAAGCTTTTCATTAGTACTCTAAATCATATTCTATTGAAATAGCCATGTTAGATGTTGTCCAACTGCATAATGCATTGCGTCGTTCTTATAATCAGTGCCAATACTGATTTTTCTTATATTATTTTCCATTTTCAACCTCATCAATTGATTTTATAGAACCATCTTTTAAATCAATAGATACATCTCCGTATTTTTCTTGCAATTCATTTTTAGCTTTATCTACAAGTACATTGTTTGATAAAATTTGTAATTTTTTTAGCTTTTGCCATAATTTAATAAAATTTAATTGTTTTTAATTGTGTTTACTGTAGTAAAACTAAACTTCCTGCAGTTGTAGTAGTACTATTTAATGATTTAAAAGCGACTGGTAAAACACCTGAATTTGCAGCCACTGCTATTGTAGTTTCAGAATCATCTGAAGCTAATGTACCAACTATATTACCAGCTGAACCACCTACATAAACTGCAACACATTCGTTGTTCCAATATTTAGTAGATACAGGAAAATCAAGATTACCAGCTACTAATGTAACTGTAACTGTTCCTGCAATTGGGTTTTGACCATCACTTCCTAGTGGAGCTAAAGCAGCTGCATTAAATATAAAAGTTTCTGTAGCTAAAGCTTTATTGTATGCTTTAGGACCTACATATGTAGCTTTTACACTATTAACAGAAGCATTAGGAACACTACTATCAGTTGTTAATTCAAAAGTATAATCAGTTGATTTTGCATATGCTGTTCCACCTGAAGGAACACATACAGCTGTTTGTGAAGCTGCTAAATTAGCACTAGTATTCGCGCTAATATTTAATATTGCTCTAACCGCGAAATCATTTAAACTTGCTATGTAACTTCCCATTATTTTTTTTATTTTTTGTTAAATATATTACTTGCCTTTTCTGTCGTACGTCCGCCGAAATAGGCTAAAACAACGGCCATCATGACCTTCTCAAAAGTATCGTTCCATAATTCATTTATATGAAATGGTATAGTTTCTACACTATCTAATATTCCAGCAAATGAAAAAACTATTATACACCATACTAAAACTAAAGGTCGTACGTTTTTTGACATCCATGAATCACTCATAGAGTCTGCTTGCCATCTTGATGTTATGGCTTCTATTTCTTTATTTTGTTGTTCAAAAATTATTTGTTGTAATTTTACTTTATCTTTATTACAGATGCAGCGCCAAACAATAATTGACCAACAGTTGTATCTTTAAATTTCTTTTTACTCATCTTTTATAATCACTTGATTAACAATGTTTTTACTTTTTCTTTTTAGTTGCGTTTATTACTATAGGTTCTGAGCCTGATCCCATGCCTCCACCAGCATCATGTATACCATAAAACTCTTGCATAAATTCTTTATCTTCATCTGAAATATAATCTTGATACTTATCAGGTGTAAAAAAGAATTGATCATATGTTTTAAAACCACCCGCGGCACCTTGATCACGTGAAGCTCTACTTAAAAGTTGAGCTTGCATATAACCCCTTTTTGCTTGATCTTTTTCTTGTTCAGTTGCATTTGGATTATTTTGTTCCCATTTAGCTAACCAACCACCTTTACCAAGTGTTTGATAATCGTTAGCATCCCAAACACTCATATATGGTAAATTATCTTTAGTACTTACACCAGCTCTCATACCACCCATATCAGCACCTAAATAACCTCTACCTAAATTAATATTTTCTTCTCCTGTTCCATAAAAAGTTTTACCTTTGTATAAATCTTTAAAGTTTTCTTCCATAGATTTATTAGGATTATAACCTGAATCTTTTAAATCACCTCGATCATCATAAGCTTCAGTACGACGCATAACGTCAGCTAATGCGTATGGAAAGTTTTCTCTATATGTTCTTTTATCAAAATTAGAAGCATCTGATTCTAAAGCTTCTGGTTTTATTAAACCATCTCTACCATATAATTCATAATTACTAGTAGTATCTACAGCATCGATACCTTTGTCAAATTCATCACCTTTAAGACTATAAGTTTTCATCCAACCATAATCATCTGATTTAGGTGCTTCATCTTGTACTTTGAACAAATCTTTAGAAGATAAAAATTGATCAGCTAATGTTGGACCACCTTCTGATTTCCAACCAACTTGATCTGAACCTGTATAGTTTTCACCACCTTTAATATTCTCAATTATTTCATTCATACTTACTCCACCACCTTTACCACCAGATTTACCCATCATAAATTTAGTAGCACCTTTATATGCTTCATTAATTAAAGGATATTTACTAGCAACTTTACCTATAATAGGATTATCATATAAAAACTTAACACCTCTATCCATTAAACTAGGATTAGACATTTCTATATCAGGTTGCATAGAAATACTAGCATCATATTCTTCAGCAGTTCTAGGATCTTTTATTCTACTTAAATCTTCAAATTTTAGATTATCACCCATTGCTACAGCATCTTTATAATCTAATACTGTTCCTTCTCTAGTATCATCATCAGTTTGTCTTACTGGCGAAATAACTCTCCCATCTCTACCTAATTGATTGATTATCTTGCTCTATATCACCTAACATTTCTTTAGCTGATAGTTTATTCCATTTAGTTGTTCCAGGTGATTTTTGCTCTTGAAATGCTACATTATTTAAAGCATTAAGTAGTCTTTGTCTTTCTTCTGGTGTATCATATAAACGTAAAAGGTGACTATTACCGCTCGATAAACCAGCTTCACTTATTCTTTTTTCTAATGCTTCAAGGCTTTCTATTTGTTCATTTGGTTTTAAATCTATTTTATCTCTTAATTTATAAAAATTACCATAAAGCTCACTTGGTTGATTTAAATAACTAGCAATACGTCCTTGCGCATCTGAACCTGATCTAGCTTCAGTAGGACTTCCTAAATACTCTCTAATTATGTCATCTTGTAAATGTCCTGTAACCACGTGACTTAATTCTTCACCTTTTACGGCGTCACTTGTTCCTGGTAGAAATCTAATTTGAGTTTTAGGACCTTGACCAATGTAAATTGGTCCTTTACCTTGCATATTATCTTGCATAAAAGTTGCTTCAGCACCTTTTCTTCCTACATTAGTAGTTTCATTATAAGGAGTGTTTAAAGTAGCAATAATCATTTTGTCAATATCTTCTTCATTCAATTTTTCACCTGCTGCATATTTAGCTTGCTCCAAAAAGTTTTTTCTTACTTCAGGATCAGTGAATCTATCGTAATATTTTTTTTGCGCAGTATCTAAACTATTATAGTCAATTTGACTTAAATCTGTGTTCATGTTAGGGTCAAAGCGAGCCCACTCTTGATCACCTCCACGATACGAATCATCTATGCTACTTCTTTCATATCTCACTATTTGATTAGGACCTTCTTCTCCATAAGGATAACCGTAAGGTCCTAAATCTTTACCATAATTAGGTTTTTTATCATGATCTTGTTTTAGTGGTGATTTTAAGGGGTTTTTTAATTTAAATGCCATTATGAATTTCTATAAGCTTTTTGTTCCCATTTAAAACCTGGCCAACCTTCAGGTCTCCATTTACCTTCATATTTTATTTTACCATTTCTACGAGGATATGATACCCCGTCAAATATTAATTCATCTTCGTTATAATCTAAACCTTTAGATCCTCCTGAAGTTCTATAATCTTTTATATCTTGTAAGTGAATTAATTCATGGTTTATAGTACCTTGTTGTTCAGCTGGTGACATTGTTCTTTCAACAAGTATACTACCATTTTTTGTGGCAACACCTAATGTACCTTCCTCCATATCTATTTTTTTTTTATAATAGCCCCGGTAAAAACCGGAGCTTATTATTTTAAAGAACTTTATTTGTGTCCTGGACTACAATGTCTAAGTATTGCTGGTCTTCCAGCTTTTTCCATAGCAGGTCCATGAGGCTTACCATGCTCTCTAGCAGGATGAGATACATTACCTTTTATGTAATCTCTGTGTGTAGCTGATTGATCTCCATGAGATGAACCACTATGTCCATGATAACCTTTATCAGTACCTTTATAGTTTGCGTAATCTCTATGAGTAGCTGATTGATCACCTTTCATAGAACCATGTCTTTTAACTGGTCCGTATTCTCTAACAGCCATATCTAGCATTTTATTTGGCTTATCGCCTTCAGCTCTACCTTTTTCAATATCTGGTATAGGCATAGCTTTAAGTTCTTCACTTTCTTTTACTGGAAAAGTTTTTCCTGCGTATTTAAAAGCTTTATCTCCTGCTTCTTTAGCTTGTTTAGCTGCATAAGCAAAATTTTGAACCGGCATGTCCATTTCTCTTGCTGGATAATCCATTCTTGCTGGATAATCCATTCTTGCTGGATAATCCATTTTAGCTGGATGATGAGTTTCATCATTTTCTAAATAGTGTAATCTTGCAGAGGCACTCAAATCTTTATTATGAGCCATTTTAGCGTCATAACGTTCTTCTTGTCTTTTAGAAAACCTTGGGTGGTTTCCTGAATAATGTCCGTGTCCCATTTTTCTAGTTTTAATAAAACCCTGCTAGAAAACTAACAGGGAATTATGATTAATAATTTGTGTTATGCTATAACAATTGCAGTAATTTTTATTCCTGTATTGTTTTGTACTATTGACATAACGCCACCTGGATTAGCAGTAATAGCTGATTGCACAGCGTTAGCCCATTCTTTAGCTTTTCCAGTTACAGTGAATAAAAAGCTTTTACCGATACTGTTATAAACGATAAACTTATTTGCATCACCACCACCATTTGCTAAACCTTGTGCTACATAAACAATCTCTCCTAATAATAAATCAGAAGTTACGTTTGCTACGTTGACATCTGCAGCTTTAATTTTAATGTAATTTGCCATAATTTTTGTGTTAAATGTTATTGTTAAATGTTAAATGTTATTGTTGAGTTTTATACAGCTCTCTTACTGTTATCCTTTTGCAAGTTGAGTTATAGGTCCTGCTTTATACGAGCAAGGAGCTTTTAATACTTCTTTACCGTATATACCTGAACTTAAGCCTGGACCATGAGGTCTACCTATACCAACTTTAGTTCCTGGCTTTAACTTTTCCATTGCTGGATCATATTTTTTATGATTCATAACTATTGTGTTAAACTGGTTTATATAATTCTTCTAATTTATTTTGCGGCGCCTGCATTTCTGGTGGATTCACATTTGACATAACATCATTTATTACTTCATTTTTAAACTCTGTTTTGTCTGCAGGATCTATTTCAGATGAAAATGTATTCACTGATTCTTTAACATTGTCAACTAAAGGTTTACCAGTATTTATAGCATTTTGCATTAAAGTTTGTTTTGAAACACCGGTTTTATCTACAACACCACCTAATGGAGCTAGTGTTTGATTTTGAAACTGAGTATTAACAGGATTTGTATTAGCAATATAAGTAGGTACAAATGTGTTAGGTTGAGAGTTTTTAAAATCTATATAACGTGAATTAGGACCTACGCCGTATACGGTTGGACTACCTTGAACTTGAGAACCAGCAGTAGTTCTATCCATGTGACCCATTGTATGAACTTCAGGAGTTGCAAACTGTTGATAATTAGTCATACCTTGAATTCCTTCATGAGCAAAACCTGTTTGCTTCAAGCCACCAGGTAAACCCATTTGTCTTAATGGAGGTATTTTATAAGATATTTTTTTTCTTGCCATAATTATTCTTTTTCGTTATTAACATTAGGCGCAAACTCTTTCATAAAATCTTCACCTGCTCTATTAGTTTGACTTTTGATAAAATTTTCTTTTTTCTTTTGTAATCTTTTTGCTTTTGCGTATTTACCATCAGCTAATGCTTGTTTAAATCTAGCATCAAGCGAAGGTAAATTTCTTTTGTTAAATCCAAATTTATTTTTATTAGGATCTCTTTCTGCGTCTAACATTGGATCGTCCATAAAACTATATGGATTTATAGTGTTGCTGTTATTATTAGCGCTTGAATCAGTAGTGCTTTGTGGATTTGAATAACTACCACTTCCAAAAACAGGAGGTTTAACATCTGGTAATTTCATTCCACCAAACTTTGTTTGAGTTGGTGTGCCTGGAATTAAAGGTGGAGGTTCTGGTTTAGTAAACTTATCAAGCATATTAAGTTCTGCTAAAGCATTATAAGCAGCGCTACCTGGTGGTATGTGGTTATTTTTTACTGGATGAGTAGTTCTCATTTTTTCGGCTTTTTTATAACTAGCGTCATTACCTACTGTGCCTGGACTATTCATTTGTCTCATCTTGTTCCAACCCTCAGAGTGCATCATATCACTACCGCAGTGTTTTAATGGATGAGGTAAATCTCTTTCTGAGTCATCACCAAACATTATTTTTGCAGCGCGTTTTACATTATTTTTAAAAGCCATGTTTATCTATTTTTATCTATATTAACATTGTATATAGAAGTTCTTAAAACTTTATTTGTATAAGTATCTTTTCTCATTATAATATTTCTTCTTTCGCTTGTAGGTATATCTTCATAACCTAGCATTATTTTATAAATTTTATTTATAAGCTGTTTTGCTTTAAAAGAAATTTTATAAATATTATATTTCTGAGTTGTTCTATTTCTATTACGCCAAACAACTATCCAGTCATTTTGTATTAATTTATTCCATCTTTTTTTATCCCAACTATAAGAATATGTACCCATTTTAAAATCTTTTATAGTAAACATTAAGCCGTTGTTCTTACAAGCCCATTTACGTATTATACGATAATGTTTAAGCAAATTCAGATCTTTCAAATCTGATGCGTCTAGCCTTTTCATAAAACAACGACCACATCTTGTGATTTTATTACATGATAAGTATTATCTTCTACTTCTATTTTATGGCCTGCGTGTCTATCAAAATAAATAGTATCATTTTTATTTAAACCTTTTATTTCGTCACCTACAGCTAAAATAGTAGCTTTAGTATACCTAATGTCATCTTTATGTTTTTCACCTAAAAGTAAACCACCTTTTGTTTTTGTGGTTCCTTCTTTGATTTTTTCTATTATTAAATTTCTACCTATTGCTTTCATCAACTCTAATATTATTAATTACACAATCTGTAGATAAAATTGTAGTAGCTACTGAAGCAGCATTTTTTAATGCGCTTTTAGTTACAAGCAAAGGATCAATTACACCTTCATCTATCATGTTTGCTTTAGCTTTATTTATTACATTTATACCTACACCATCTTCAGCAGGTATAACTATTTCATCTATACCAGCATTATTTAATATAACTTTATAAGGAGACATAATAGATTCTAATAAAATTTGTTCGCCTTGATTATCTGCTTTTACATTAAAAGAAGCATTTAATAAAGCAACTCCTCCTCCAGGAACTATACCTTCTTTTATAGCAGCTTTAGTAGCACATATAGCGTCTTCAGCTCTATCTAATTTTTCTTTTAGTTCAACTTCTGAATTAGCACCTATTTTTACAACCGCAATTTTTGCAGATAATCTAGCTAATCTTTTTTCTAAACTTATTATTTTATCAGGTATTTTACAACTTTTTAATTCCTTTTTGATTTCTTCTATTATACTTAATGTTTCCGGTTTTGTTTCACCTATTTGTATAATAGTTTCATCTTCTGTAGTAACACTTTTTAAACATGAACCTAAATAGTCTATATCTATTAAATCCATATCGTCACCTAAATTTTCATTTATAACAACAGCATTTGTAAGTAATGCAATATCATCTAATATTTGCTTTCTATTTATACCTAACACTGGAGCTTCTACTACATTTATTTTTATATTGCCTTTTGTTTTGTTCATTGCTAACGCGGTTAAAACATCAGGACTTAAATCACCTATTATTAATAATTGTTTTTTATTTTTTATAACATGTTCTAATATAGACTGTATTTGTCTTATAGTAGAAACTTCAGAATCAATAATTAAAACTAGTGGATTGTCTAATTCTGCAGATTTGTTTTCTTTATTTGTTATAAAATGAGGTGATGTTATACCTTTAGGATATTGTGCACCATCAATTACTTCTGTTTTAGTTTCACCTGAAACTGACACTTCCATCATTACCACACCTGTTTTATCTACTGATCTAAAAGCATTAGCTATTAATGTACCTAATTTTTTATCATTATTAGTAGATATAGTTGCAACGTGATCAAGCATTTCATCTTTAACAGGTATTGAAATATTATCTAAATATTTTACAACTTTATCAACACAACTATTTACACCTTCTTTTATTATTCTTACATTTTTTTTATCTAATACTTTATAAGCATTATCTAAAATAGAGTGAGCTAATACAGTTGCAGTTGTGGTTCCGTCACCAGCTTCTTGTACTGTTTTTTTAGCAGCTTGTTTTAATAGTGTAGCACCCATGTTTTCTACTGGGTTTCTTACACTTACCGCTAGCTCCTAAAGTGGAGCTAACAGCTTGTGTAAGTTTTTCAATTCCTTCAAATACTTTATCTCTAGCCTCGTTGCCGAAGTTAAGATTTTTTACTATCATATTTGACATAATTTAATTTAATTTAATTTAATTGTTATTTAAAGGTTTTGACGACTTTTGGTCCTTTTAAGAAATCTACTTTTTTAGCATAATGCTCTACTGATCCATCAATAGCTTGTTCTGCTCCTTCAATAGTTTCTCTAC